TATATGAGAGGTAATGAACAAAATGGAGTACGGTTTATGTTTACTGTAACAGACAGAACCACGACCCAAGAAGCGTCAAATTCAATGGTAAAGGCGTTATACCAATGTTACAAAACCAGTAACGAAACGGTTAAGAAAAACCCCAACTCAACTAACTACACACAACCCAAGAAAAAGCGTAAGTAAAATGGAAAACAAGACATTAAAAGTGATTGAAACTTATCACCACGATGGAGACCAAACTTATTATTGGAGCACTATCCAAGAAGCATTGGAAAGTGGTAGATTTGACTATATGGAACAACAAGTTCAAGATGATTATGTAGACGAGGAAGATTATGAAACCTTTGATGATTTAATTAAAGACAGTAAAGACCTTCGTGACTTTATTGATAAAGTTGGATATCCATTTTACATAGAAGATAATGGTAGGTAGGTCGTTTGTTGTGATTCTGTAACTACCTACCCAAGACCCTCACCCAAAAGGTGGGGGTTTTTTCTTTATTCTCGTGGGTTTATTGGTATATTTATGGGTATACAAAACGTAAGAATATGGGATGCAATTGTGGTAAAAAACCAAAACCGTTAAACAACTTAAAGTCGAATGACCATCTGAAACTGGCATCCGATACCTATACTGAAATCATCAGTAAAAAAACTGTGGAAGAATACACAGACCTTGATAAACTTGAAATCATAAATGTATACATGAGTTTGTATCCAAATCAGAAGGTAAAACCTACGTTGGATAACGCGGTCTATTACATCACACAAGCTCATCAACAATACAAATCATAACAATATGGGAAATCAAAATTCACCTAACAAAGGTGGTAGACCGAGATTGGAACACACGATGGAACCTGAGTGGTACAATATTATTATTGACGCGGGGAGAAACGGTCACCACATCACACGATTCCTTCAAACCTTGGGTATCTCATGGGAGAGTCACAGGAACTTATTGAAGAGAAACACAAAGTATTTAGAGGCGTTCAATGAATACCAAAAACACTGTGAAGAATGGTGGTATAACCTCGCACACGAATCCATGTCCACCGATGGGGGTAAATCCTTCAATTCACGTCTATGGACCATCATAGTGAAAAACAAATTCAAAGACCACTGGAGAGATGAGAAGTCACTCGACGTTACAACCCAAGGGGATAAACTTACCTCAGATAATAAAATCCAAGTGGAGATTATTAGAGGGACTGTAGATGACGTTGAATAATGAAGAAGAGTAATTCGGTATCCGTCAAGATTGTGAAACCAAAAATCACAAGACCTGGTGTTCATTCAAAGACCAAATCGTCGAATCACAAGTCATCACGTAACTACACAAAAAAATACAGGGGACAGGGATGAAAATCCAAACCACAAGAGTTTTTGAAGACCTGATAACAACGGATAAAAGGATTTGTGTATTCCAAGGGAGTTCGAGAGCTTCCAAGACCTACAACATCCTAATCTATTGGGTATACAAATTACTACAGGAGGATAACAAAACTCTCTCTGTGGTCAGAAAAACGTTACCTGCGTTGAAGGGTTCAGTCCTTCGTGACCTCAAAGAAATCCTGATTAAGTTCAACGTCTATGATTCCGAGAAATGGCACTCCGTAGATGGGTACTTTGAACTCGGAACAAATATCATAGAGTGGTTCTCTGTTGATGATGAAACAAAATTACGTGGTAGAAAACGAGATTACCTGTTCATCAACGAATCAACAGAACTGTCCGAGGAGGAGTTCATACAACTTATCCTGAGAACATCAGACAGAGTGGTTTTAGATTTAAACCCCTCACTGTGGAACTCTTGGATATATGAACTCGAAAAAAGAGATGACGTGTTTTACACAATCGTGACCTACAAAGACAATCCATTCCTTTCAAAGGTTCAAATCAATGAGATTGAGAAATTGAAGGAAAAAGACACAAACATGTGGAGGGTCTTTGGTCTTGGTCAGAAGGGTGTACCAACGAGGGTTGTATTCAACCATCAACAGATAATCGATGAGATACCCAAGAACTCTACTCTATTGGGTTATGGAATCGACTGGGGATGGTCAGACCCTTCGGTATTGGTTGGGGTGTATCAGTTTGAAGACAATATTTATTGTGACGAATTGATATATCTCCGACACGTTACAATCCCTGATTTCATTTACAGAGTGAAGGATTTGGGGTTGAATCTGAAGGACGATTTTATTGCGGACTCCTCGTCACCACAATCCATCGAGGAGCTCAAAAGAAACGGTATCAACTGTAAACCTGTAATCAAGGGTTCCATCCTTCACGGGATTGACCTGATAAAACGACATAACTTCCATATCACCTCACGTAGTGTAAATCTCCAAAATGAATTACAACAGTATGTTTGGAAACAGGATAAGGAGTTGAAAAACTTGGACGAACCCGTGGACGCTCACAATCACCTGGTGGACGCAATCCGATACGTCCTCCAAATGAAGATAAACCAAAAGAAGAGAAAATTTGTAATAGTATGATTGAAATTAAACTTGACGATAGAACCATCAAAGTCGAACCCCACCTTACAATCGACAAGTATCAGAAGATTAGTAAGAACCCAAATAAATACAAAGACCATACAGAGTTGTTATCACTCTACTTGGACATAACCCCATCAGAGTTAAAGGGATTACCGTTTGACCAAATCAAATTCGTGGAGTCACTATTGACCCCCATGATGACCGAAACAAAAACGGACCTGATATTAACATTCCAACATGATGGAATCACCTATGGGTTTGAGAACGATTGGGGGAATCTGAAATGGGGTCAGTGGGTTGATATGGAAGTGTTCTCTCAACAGGATAAAATCAGTGATAATATTCACATCTTGATGGCGTTACTGTATCGTCCAATTATTGTTGAGAAGGGTAAGACCTACAAGTTGGAGAAATACGATGGGGATAGGGTCTTAGAACGTGCGGAGATATTCAAGGAATTACCCATCACATATTGGTTTGGATGTAGTAGTTTTTTTTTGTCCATAAGTCACGAGTTCTTAAACAATATAAAGAACTCTTTGGAGTTGAAGATGTGGATAGAGAAAAAGATTCAACCGTTGAGGAAGATACTCCCGTCATTCCTCCTTCCGAAGCCACCGCAAGATATTACTTCGAACTTACTTACCAACTTTGTGGAGAAGACATCACCAAGTTCGACCGACTGAACGAGTTGAATGTATATTTATGTCTGAACACTGCTTCTCTAATCAAGGACAGAATAATCAAAGAAAAAAATGAACTCAAGAAAATTGAGTCAGAAATGAAAAAACGATGAATGAATACATAACATTTCATACCGTCTTGGACTTAATACAGGATTTCCAAGAACAGTCCCCAATCTTAAACAGTTTTGGGTATGGTAACTTGGTGGATTTCTCAAGAACCATTAGTGGTCAAACTGTAAATTACCCATACCTGTTTTGTGTACCTCAGACGATTCTTTACGATGAGAACACAACGACCTACCAGTTGACGATGTTGTTCGCTGACATCCTCGACACTACGTTAGACAATGAGAAGGACGCTGTATCCGATATGTCCTTGGAAGCACGTCGTTTCCTCTCCTACATTAAAAGAGGAATTGAGACCTTCCCTGAGTTGTATAACAACATGGATTTGACGTTACCTGTAACCGCATTACCCTATATGGAACGTATGGGTGACCATGTCGCGGGGGTCGCTCTCGATGTATCCTTGGTGGTATTTGAAGACATCAACGCATGTAACTATTACGTTACACCAACTCCAAGTCCCACATTAACTGTAACTCCAACGGTAACCCCAACACGTACACCTACCCCAACTCCATCAACAACTCCATAATAGTTTATGATTCTAACCAATACAGAGGACCTGACCAAGATTTCCAATATCATCAAAAGAGGTATTCAAAAACAACTTGATGTGAGTTATTCATCAAAGGGATACGATGGTCAATTAAAACCCGTTAGTGGAAAATACCCAAATCCATCTTCTAACCGTAGAAATACAAGTCGATTGTATAAATCGGTGAATGTTTATTATAAGGAAACTCCTGAAGGTAATTTACAGATGGTTGTGGATTTTGGAGCAGCGTATTATTGGCAATGGGTTGACCAAGGACGTAGAGGTAAGAAACAAAACAAAGCGTTGAAATACCCACCGTTGGAAGAAATCATGGTATGGGCACTCCAACGTGGTATCCCTCAATTCAGAGATGAAAGAGGACGTTTCATGACCAATCTACAGAGGGGTTTTATGATACAAAAATCAATCGGATACTACGGTATCTACAAAACAGAATTTGTCCAAAACGGTATCAAAAGTGTTTTCCCACAAGTGACTGAAGAATTGGGTCAATGGGCGGTGGATTTCCTTACCGAACTTATGGAAGAAAAAAGAATAATCACCAAATCATTACAGTTAGTTCAATGAGTTTAATTTTTACAAATACACCATCGGAGTTTCAACCTGTCTTATCTGACGGGATTTACTTCACAATTTCAGGGGACAGTTATAACCCCTTAACCACATTTAAGTATAGATACATCTACGATTTGTATGTTGATGATGTGTATGTATTCCAAGGTAAATGTTCACCCAACCCATTCGGTGTGGGGATTATAGATTTACAACAAATCTTGGAGACGTATACAGATTCTTTACCAATCTCATATTGGAGTGGAACACCGATTTATACACACACGACATTCCCGTTCTCAAGACCTGCGAACGAACAGGTAATCAACTATAAGGTACGTTGTGGATACGAATACGCGAGTTCTGAAATATCACCCGTAACAGGATTCACAGGAATCGGTAATCAATCAGGTCCACCATCATTTGATTCTGATGTGTATAAAACTTTCCGTTCTACGATGGGGGTCAATGGTAGAGCAACTCAACAGGATTTCAATATTGGTCCATTCGTGTTATCGGGAACACCACAGAATATAAATCCAACCACCAGTGGACTGTTCCTAACCAACGCACCCCGAACACAGGACATCGCCCCTTCCGAGTATTATACCCTCGGATTTACAAACAACTACCTATGGTCAGGACAGACCTCAGGATTCTCTCAACCATACACGTCAAGTACGTTTACTATGATGACCAAGGGTCAATTATAACCTCACACACATACGATAACATCCTCGGTAATGGTGGAGGTCCAAGAGGTGATTGTAATGACGTATATCAACAATATTATTTGATTGACCCTGTATCAGGTCAGACAGAGTTCAACACACTTTATGTGGGATGTGGACCGATGAACATTTCAGGATTCCCTGAGAACTGTGTTTCATATACCGTTCAGTTGTTTGGTAATTTCACAGGTTCAACAGAACCAATTCAACCATCTCCTACTCCGACACCTACCCGATTCTTAACTCCGACCCCAACTCCTACACCTTCACCAGGACCTTGTGTAGGGTGTACCGAATATTCATTCGTTGTAACGGGAGAATCTATTGTTCAGGTTACAATTACAAACTGTTTTACAGGATTGTCACAGGATATATTCTGTACACCAGGTTTCTCATATAGTATCTGTTCTTGTACATTCCCTGTCGTAGAAGTTCCATTGGATATTACTACAGGTGGACCATGTTTCCCAACCCCAACTCCTACTCCATCTCCAACACCAAGTTGTGTTTGTATAGAATACCTTGTAACGAATGATACGTTGGGGATTGATTTCATCCAATATATTAACTGTTTTGGTGTACCAATCACCTACGGTCTAGCGGGTAATTCTGCTACAACAATTTGTGCTTGTGAAGGAACTGTTGAAACAGAAGTATCAACTGTTGATGAATTGGGACCATGTATCCCACCAAGTCCAACAAGAACCCCAACTCCAACTCCTACCCCAAGTTTAACACCAGGTTGTTTCTTGGTATGGAATATCACAACTTGTGAGTCAACATGTTCAGGTGGTATTTGTACTTGTTCAGGTGGTGTGAGTGTGAATGTTTATACAAATTGTTCGGTTACTGATATCACTGACCCTGATACAGAAATCTACGAAAATTCGTCATTAACCAATCCGTTTACAAATGACTTCGTCCGTTCAGGTTCTATATGGAACTCAACAGGTTCAGGAGTTACTCTTGTATGTAACATCGGAGGTCCTTGTTAATAAATTAAAAATATGAGTTTAATACCACAACCAAATCCAACAGGATACACAGAAGGAAACTGTGTTGAATATACACCCGTGTCTGAAGTGTTTCAGTTCAACGTGGTACCGAATTGTTCGAGGTCATCGAATCAGCATCTACAGTTGATGTTCTTGAACCGCTATGGTTTTTACGACTACTCAACCTTCAAGTTCAACCGTTATGAGGGGATGGCAATCAATCGTCAGACCTTCCAATCTTGGAATATAGATTGGGGGTCTCGTGACCCACAGAAGACCCAATACTCAAGAGGATTAAATGACTCTGAGGTTTACATGGTTCAGACGGTAATCGTGAACAGTGGCTTTATAAACCAACCACAATTCGAATTTTTGGAAGAACTGTATACATCAAACCTCGTATACGAAATCCAAACCGATGGAGGTTTATATCCCGTCAATATTATAAACACCGAGTTCGAGAGAAAAATCGAAGGAAACAGAACCATATACAATTTGGAACTACAGTATGTATATTCCAATAATATTAAATTGTTAGGAAAATAATGGATACTATTTTACTCGTAAAAATTAACCAAGTCACATGGGAACAAGTTGACCTGTTTGAGGACATTCCAATTACTCTTACTATTCAACAACAAGATTTAACGAATCTTACAGAACGTAGGGTTCCGTATTCAAGAACATTTCAGGTTCCCGATACGAGTAATAACGCGAAGGTATTTGAACACTACTTCGAGGTAAACGGAACAGATTTCAACCCACTCCAAAAGGTGAACTGTGTTGTTCAATACAGAGGTACAGATATATTCCAAGGGGTCTTAAGATTGAATAGTGTCAGTGAGACATTGAACTCTCGTACCTATGAAATTTTTATGTTGGGAGAGGTTCAGGATTTTACATCTTATTTCAGGAACTTAGACCTACAGGATTTGAGTTATGTTGACTTAAATCACAACCATGACTACTCATCTGTAACAACTTCTTGGGAGTGTGTTAACGATGGTGTATCGGGTTTATTTGGGGGTAAGATTCTTTACCCAATGATTAACTACGGTTTGGATTATCAGGGTGATAGTTCCTCAGGAGCTACCCCTACGTTTGAGTATTCCTTCGGTCAACCATTCTCGTTTGACCAGAGTGGATTTGCTATAACTCCACAAGCGTTCAAACCGTCCATACAAATTAAAACAATCCTTGATAGGATTTTTTCATTAACACCTTACACGATAGAATCTGAATTTTTTGATTCAGAATATTTCACATCCATCTACATGGACACATTCCAAAACAGTAAGTTCGGAATTGACTACGTGTCGGGTATAACCAATCAG